AACAAAGGTTAAGGGGCTGGATTTGGCCACGGGGATTTTGGATGCGACTGTGGATGCAATTATTTCCGCTTTTGAAAACGACTTTGCCCTTGCTGGCGCGGTGGACTGGTGCGAACCGCTCAATGGGCCACGAAATCAGTTGCAAACGCCAAACGGCATCGTTATTGCACAGGAGCTCTCGCTCAAGTGCTTCTACTCATCTGCCGTAACATAGTGCTATACTACAAACAATATGATGAAAGGTGCTAAAAAAACTGCCATGGAGGGGGGCGAGACCGTCCAGAAATCGGATGAACGTGCGTTTTCCTTTCCGGCGTACGGACTGACTGTCATGGCTTCAAACCATGCGGAAGCGGAAGAAAAACTCGCCATTATTTTGGCATCTGACAAATAATCTATATGGCAAAGTTCATCGGACGAAAGTTCTCCATCGGCATCGGCAAGGAAAGCTCGCGTGGCACGGCCGTTGCGGCTGACTACTGGCTCCACCAAGCAGACCTGTCCATTGATGACAAGGTTCTTGTCGCCATCAACGAAAGCTCCGTAGCCCACATTGCGGACGCAGAAGGTTCGGACGTTGTGAAAAAGTTTGTGGAGGCCGAAATCTCGGCCGTCATGGACGACACGGCGACCGGGCTTGTCATCCTCGCTGTCATGGGGACGGAGACCTCGCAGACCCCTGTAGAGACGGGGGTTTACGATCATGTGTTCAACCTCAACAACGGAGCTTCCCATCAGACGCTCACGATTGACATTGATGAACCGAACGCCACCTCCTCGTCTGGCTTGCGCTACCCGCTCGGTGTCCTCACGACATGGGAAGTCAGCGCAGAGCTTGGGAAGTACGTCATGCAGAAAATCGGGCTCGTCGCCAACACTCCGTCCACGGCGACCAACACCCCGTCCTATGCGGCTCTCAACCTGTTCCGTGCGCAGGACATCAGCTTTAAGATCGCCTCTACCCAGTCCGGGCTTGATGCGGCTTCGGCGGTGAACGTTTCCAAGATCAACCTCAAAATTGAAAAGAACGTGGAGGACGACGATAACCTCGGCTCCACCTCGGCCACAGACCGCGTGAACAAGCAGTTTGCCATTTCCGGCACGATTGAGCTTGTGTATACCGACCGCTCGTACATTGACACCATCATGCTCGGGGATTTGCAGAAGGCCATCCGTATCAAAATGGCCAACACGGGCATTACCATCGGAGCGTCCAGCAACCCGACCATCACGATTGACCTCTACAAGTGCAAGCTCACAGAAGTGTCGCGTTCCCTCGGGGTCAACGACCTTGTGCGTCAGACACTCACCTTCAAGGGCTTCTACAGCATCGCGGACAGCAAAATGCTCATCATTACCCTCCGAAATACCAAGTCCTCGGCCTACTAGTCTATGGAACGCGAGACAAAGAAAATCACCCTACCGAGCGGCGTGGAGTTGGAACTCCTCGCGTACATCACCGGGCGCGAACGCCGGAAGTTTCAGGGCGCGTACCTGGACGCCGGGCTTTCGGTTGACCCGACGACTGGTGCGCTTATCGGCATGGGAGCCGCGGCTATCTCCAAGGCAGAGAACCTGACATGGAACACGGTCATCGTTTCCCTTGGGGGCAAAAAGGTGGGAGACGAAGGCTTTGATGTTGTGGAGGCAGTGCTGGACTTGCGTTCCGACGACTACGACGTGCTCGTTTCAGAGGTCAACAAATTGACCAGTCCGGCCAAAACGGAGGAAAAAAAAATGAACTAGCGCACGAATACGTCAATTTTCTGCATGGCCTCGGAGGTGAACCCACCGAAGACATGCTCGCGGTACTCGTGTGCGAAAAGACGGGCTGGACGTATACTGAATATCAGGACCAGCCCGTTTGGTTTGTACAGGCGATGCTTGCCAAGTGGGGGGCAGACGCTGACTACCAAAAAAGGCAATCAAAAACCTGACCTATGGCAGACGAAAGCATGGGCCTACAACTCGTCATTTCCGCAAAGGACGAAGCCAGTAAAAAGCTGGATGACGTAGCTGTGGCAGCTAAAAACATGGCTCTCGTGGCTGGTGCGGCAGGAGCGGCCATCACCGGAGCTCTTGGTTTTGCTGTGAACGCGGCCGCAGACGCGCAGGTACAGACGCAGAAGGTTGAAAGCATGCTCAAGACCATGGGAGCGGCCGGAGAGTTGGCCAGGGATGCCATCAACGAAGCGGCAGGAGCGGCTACGAAGCTCGGTTTTGATGACGAGGAGGCAGCCCTGTCCATCACCAAGCTGTTCCAGCGCACAGGAGACCTCACGTCGTCCCTTAAACTGAACGGATTGGCCATGGACTTGGCTCGTGCCAAGAACATTGACCTCGCTACGGCAACCGACCTTGTTGGGCAGGTTTTGAGCGGAAACGGAAAGTTGCTCAAGCAGTACGGTATTGACATAAATGAAGCCGCGTCGCCCTTGGAAGCGTTGGACGAGTTGCAGGTGAAGGTCGCAGGGTCGGCGTCGGACTTTGCTGGCACAGCATCCGGCCAAATGGACATCCTCAAGGTTACGCTCGGAAACATCACCGAACAGATCGGCGGTGCTCTTTTGCCTGTCCTTTCGGATTTGCTGGTCAAGGTTCAACCCATCATTGACCGCATCGCAGACTGGATTAACAAGAACCCGGAGCTCACGGGGCAGATTGTCATGGCCGTGGCGGCCATCGGAGGCCTCCTGCTTGCGGCCGGAGCCCTCGTGCCTGTCATCGGAGGCGTGAGCGCAGCCGTGGGGGCATTGGGGGCTGTCCTGGCGTTCGTGGCAGCCAGCCATGTGGTCCTCATCATCGCTGGCGTGGCGGCTCTTATCGCGGCCATCGTTTGGCTCATCACTCACTGGGACTTGGTCAAGCAGAAAACAGGGGAGGTTTGGGAGTGGATTAAAAGCAAGGTATCCGAAGGCATCGCGGCAGTGATCGGATTTTTCGCGCCGTTCGTGCAGGGAATTACAGAATGGTTTACGAAGGCATGGGACGGAGCGAAGCAGGTGACCTCGGATGCTATTTACTTTGTGATCGGGCTCGTGGACACCCTTTCGCAAGCTATTCTCGGCGTATCCTTGCCTCAACTCGTCCAGGCGTTCACCGAAGCGTGGACGTTGTTTTCCGAAGCCGTGAAAGCGATTTGGCAGACCGTCAATGACTTCCTCAGCACGAAATGGGATGGCATCAAAGATTTGTTTTCCAAGGGGATGACGGCCATCAAAGATTTCGTGGAAAAGGCGAAAAAGCCGCTCACCGACGCTTGGGATGCGATTTGGGGAGCCATGAGCAAAAAAATTTCGGAGTTCGGGGATACCGTGAAGGGCATTTTGAAGCCCATTGTGGATTGGATTAAAAACAAGCTTGAGTTCGTGAACAATTCCATCAAAAGCATCGTGGATGGGGCAAAGGGTATCGGAGCCAACATCATCCAGAGCGGCAAGAACGCGGTATCAGCCATCACGGGGAAGGCAGCGGGTGGCCCCGTGTCGGCCGGAACTCCGTATATCGTGGGAGAAAACCACGCGGAGGTGTTCGTCCCTGCTGTGAGCGGAACCATCCAACCTCGCGGAGTCGGAGGTACGAACATCAATGTCACTATCACGGGGAACAACATCTCCAACGATTTGGATTTGCGAGACCTTGGGGAAAAGGTCGGGGATGCGATTATTGACCGTTTAAAACTCACCCATCGCCTCGGGTGGAGTGCCTAGTCCTATGAGTGTATCCGTCCTGGTCAATAACGTGGACAAAACGACCTCCATTGATTGGCGGTCGCTTCGCGTTACGCAGGTGCTCACAAGCCAGCCGGACAACTGCCGATTCTCCGTCCGACAGCACGGAGCGGTTGGCTTTGTTCCTGCCGTCAATGATGAAATCCTCGTAATGGATGGAGGAACTGCCGTGTTCGGAGGCATCGTGATTCGCGTGCACAAGCAGACACCCACTCCTGGGGCGACCGAGTACAGTGTGGAGGCAGTGAGCTACGAGCGCGCGCTTGATCGTTACCTTGTCGTGGCCAGCTTTGAAAGTAAATCCGCACGGTTCATCATCAACAACATTGTCGCTGACTATGTAAACACCTACAAAAAGGTGATTGCGTCAGGCGAAAGCACGGAGACATGGACGGATGAAGCAGGCACGAGCACGGCAGACACGACTAATTTCCTCTACGGGAGCCGGAGCCGAAAACTTTCGCCTGCCCCATCCACCACATCCCTGTCCCGATATCAGCCGAGCACTCTTGACCTCACGAAGTTTGACAACAATTTTTCCTCTGACACTAGCGACCAAATCGGATTCTGGGTTTTCGTAGAAAACATCGGCTATGTTTCGTCCATCGCGCTCCGATTGGGCAACGAAACAGGAGGAACCTACACCAACTATTTTGAAAAATCCGTAGCCAGTACCGACCTTGTCACGGGGTGGAACTATTTGCATTTCGCAAAATCGGCCTTCACTTCCACAGGGTCGCCGTCCTGGTCGGCCGTGACAGTCGTGCGGCTTTCCGTGACAGCGAACAGCAACGGAACGGCCAACGTTTCGTTTGATGACGTTCGCCTGATTGATGAAAAAGCCTTCACACAGGAGGACGTGAACGCGGATGTGCTCATCAACTATGCCAAGTTCAACTACGAAAATCCCTCCGAATGCATCCGACAAATGAGCGAGCAGACGGGGTACGATTGGTATGTGGACGAGAACAGGAGCATCCACTTTTTCCCTCCTGAAACCATCACCGCGCCGTTCTCGCTGGACGACACGACGGGCAACCATATTTGGGGGACGCTTGAGCTGTCCGATGACATTTCCGGCCTCCGAAATCAAATCTACGTCCGAGGCGGCGAGTACCTCGGCTCATCGCAGAGCGAAGACCTGTCCCCGCAGGTGAACGGAACCAACAAAATCCTTAAACTCGGCTATCGGTACAACACCCTTTCCGTGACCGATAATGCCGTGCCCATCACCATCGGCATTGATAACATTGACGACCCTGCAAGCTATACCGCGCTCTACAACTTTGATGAAAAGGTGCTTAAGTTCCTTGTGGCTCCGACCGCTGGCCACACGATCATAGCGACTGGATACCCGTACATTCCCGTGATCGTGAAAAAGCGCGACGCCGCGTCCATCGCCTCGTTCGGTGTGTTTGAGCATCGCATCATTGATAAGACCATCAACACCCTTGCTGGGGCTCGCCAGAGGGCGCAGGCGGAGCTTGAGACCTACCGTGACACATTGAATGAGGGAAGTTTTCAGACGCTTAAGAGCGGGCTTCACACAGGCCAGCAAATCACGATTGATTGCACACTGGCCGGAGTGGACAACACCTACCTCATCAACAAGCTCACGATGACGATGAACAGTCCGACGGCTCCGAAATATACTGTCGGGCTCGTTTCAACCCGCGCATACGGCATGATTGAGTTCCTGCTCGGATTGCTCCGAAAGGATGCCAAAGCCATTGAAATCGGCACGGACGAAGTGCTAGACCTCGTGGAAACCATAGAGGAAGTGGTACCATTGACATCAGTAGATTCCGCGATCACCTCCTCAGCGCAATCGGATGCCGAAACAGCGACGGGGACAGAGGGCAACTACGCCGCGATCAATGCTCCTCCTAACTGGTGCGCGGGGCCGTACAGTCCGACGGCCATCCTTCCGACGGACAACAAACGCCCAGCCTTCTGCGACACCTCCTGTTACCTCAATTCCTGATATGAACAAAACAATCAATCGCTACCATCGGGCAAAATGTAAGATGAACGGTCTCGCTATCGCGACCGTTTGTGACGTTTCCTCGCCGGAAGCCCAGGCCATGGCCGCGAAGGTTGAGCAGGGCGTACGAGAGGGGTGGGCAAACATCCGCGAA